GAAGATGACTTGAACCGAGTCCGGTCACAGGAAAAAGATAAACTCTACACTTCGATTGAAGAACTCAAGACGAAGGTTAGCGCTTATGAAAAAGAAAGAGAAGAGCAACTAGCACGTCAGCAGGCCAAAGAAGCAGAAGAAAATGCTGCTAGAGAGGCCGCTGAAAAGGCAAGACTATTGGAAGAGTCCACTGCAAAGGATTATGCCAAGGAGACAGCCGAAGAGTTGCGTCAGCAGTTGGCACGCGAGCGTCAAGAACGCGAAGCGGCCTTCGCCCTTCTAGACCAAGAACGTAAGTTTACTGAACTGCAAACATACCGCCAACAACTTATTGAGCAGAACCGTGACAGCATTATTCCTCAGTTAATTAACTCCATCCAAGGCAATACTCCGGAAGAGTTAAACCAAAGCGTCGCATACTGGACAGAGCAATCCAACAGTATTTTGGGAGATGTGCAGGCAACTGCACAGGCACAGCGACAAGCAATGCCGGGAACAAGAGCGACCAATCCCGGGTTTGGACCGTTGGAAACTAATTTGGAATCACGTCAGTTCACTGCCGCAGAAATTGCGGCAATGCCGATGAATGAATACGCAAAAATCCGCCCGCAGATACTGAGCCAAAGAGCGCAAGGTAAAACCAGCGGCATACTGGGATAAAACTTAACTAACTAAACCTACTAACAAGGAGTCAAAGCCAAATGGCATCAGGAATTACTGGTACAGGAAACCTAGCCGCTGCACCTACAGCGTACTCAGGTACTAATACCCAGTTGACTCAAGCGATTCAGACAATCTGGTCCAAGGAAATCTTGTTCCAAGCAATGCCTATCCTTCGCTTTGAGCAATTTGCGGTAAAGAAGACTGAACTCGGCGTAGCCCCCGGTCTTCAAATTAACTTTATGCGTTACAACAACCTCGGATTCGCTTCACCTCTCGTTGAAGGTGTCCGTATGCAGACAAACGCACTCACAGCACAGCAATTTTCTATCACAGTAACAGAGCATGGCTATGCTCTTGCTGTATCAGAACTCTTGCTCAACGCCTCTTTCGATGACGTTATGGCTTCGGCTTCTCGTCTTCTTGGCCGTAACATGGCTATCTATCTTGACCAACTTTCACGCGATACTCTCTATGCTGCTTCTTCTACCCTTTATGGTGAAGACCGCTCATCTGTATCGTCTGCTGTTAACAACTGGTATGGCTATGGAACCTTTGCGGCCAACCGTGCTGGAATGACCGGTGCCGCTTATTTGACACCTCACGTCATTAAGGACACTGTTGAGACCCTTGCTACCAAGAACATCCCAAGGTTGGGCGAAACCTACGTGTGCTTCGTGCACCCTCACCAGAGCCGTACTCTGCGTGATAACCCTGAGTTCATCGAAGTAACGAAGTACGCCGCTCCCGGCAACTTCATGCTCGGTGAAATCGGACGTCTGTATGACGTTGTGTTCATTGAGACCACTCAGGTTCTCAAAGTCACTGGTGGAGCCGGAACCAACTACACAACAGATACCGCTGTTGCTAACCCAGTAGTTGTTCCCGGTGGAGGTTACACAACTCCTGCAACCCTAACAGGTAATGGTCTTTCTGACCGCTATGCCGCAATTATGATTGGTGACAACGCCTTTGGTCACGCTATCTCACTTCCAGTTGAACTCCGCGATGGCGGTATTCTCGACTTCGGCCGTGAGCACGCATTGGCTTGGTACTCAATCTTCGGTCTTGGCCTTATTACTGACCAAAGCGTAGTAATAATCGAGACCAATTAGCCTAAACAGTGGTAAGATTCTCCTAGCAGGTAAATAGCCTGCTAGGAGGTCTTACACAATGGCAGTAGTTCATAAAAAAGAACAATGCCCGCAAGGGCACAAGTACACAGAAGAAAACTCATACATAGATAAAAACGGCTATAGACACTGTAAAACTTGTCGTACTAAGACGATGAGGCTTCGCAGAGAACATAACGTAAGAGTTGGACGAGGAGTAAATAACTCCTCTAAAACCGAGTGTCCCAAAGGGCACCCCTATGATGAAAAAAATACAATTACATACTTAAAACCTAATGGCAAATCAAGACGATGCTGTAGAGCGTGCGCTAGAGCCAACATGGTAACCCAAAACGTCAAACGTTACGGACTTACTAAAGAAAAGTTTGAAGCACTACTAGATAGCCAAAACTCAAGATGTGCCATTTGCAAAGGAAAATTCTGGGACGAGGTATCCTCGCCTCACATTGACCACGACCACTCTTGCTGTAACGAGCAAATGGCTTCTTGTGGAAAGTGTGTTAGAGGACTCCTTTGTAGAGGGTGTAACCAAATGCTTGGTTGTGCCAAGGACGAGGTTAATACCTTAAGTTCAGCAATTAAGTACTTAAAGTCAGGAGTTCTGACTTTCTAACCGAGACACTAAATAGGAGAATCTAATGGCATCAAAGCCCAACGATGTAACCGGCCGCTTGCGCGACAAGTTAGCCACAGAAGCACTAGAGAAGCAGCAAGAAGCCGCTAACCAAATGTCCATGGCCACGGCCGAGGCAAAGGTAAATCTAGAAACCCAAGTCATTGACGCCACCCAGCCCTCGCGTCAAACAATTATTGTTGATGACCCAATTACCCTTGGTGCAGAGGACGAGTCAACAGTTGAAATTCGTGTAGTACAAGACCTAGATAACATGACCCTAGGTAAGGGCAATAACTACAGTTTTAAAGCAGGTGTTAAGTACAAGGTAACAAAACTTGTTGCACAGCACCTAAAAGAAAAAGGCTACCTCGCAGGAGTGATTTAATCTTCATTCGCGGTAAAGAGCGACGGGCGGCCTAACAGCCGCCCTTTCGTTTGGGCAGATTTTTTTAGAAAATTCCGAGACCATTGAGTCTGTAGCGTGAGGAGTTTTTGGTGGCCCTTTTAGCAAACCTCATTTCAAGAGTTCGCCTTGAGATAGGTGATTCAGAGTCCCAATTTACTTTTACGGCCACAGGTGACGGAAGCACAACAGCCTTTCCTATAGGTAAATACCCTATAGACCCTGCCACTTTATACATAACTGTTAATGGCACTGCCCAACCTACACCGGCTAATTACACTTTAGAGGCCAATCTAGGCATTGTGCACTTTGTTACGGCCCCGGCCGCGGCGGCCAACATTGTCATTACTGGTAACAACTTTCGTTACTTTACAGATGCTGACATAACTACATTCGTAAATGACGCTGTAACACAGCACACATACAACCGCACTGATTCTTATGGCTCGGCAGTTAACATTTATACGTTACCGCCCATAGAAGAGTATCCAATCGCTATCTTGGCTTCTATCGAAGCGCTGTGGGCGCTGGCCACTGACACGGCGTTTGACATTAACATTACCGCCCCTGACGGGGTTGTCATTCCTCGCGCACAACGCTTTCAACAGTTGTCTAACATTATTCAACAGCGTTGGGAACAGTATCGCTTGCTCTGCTCACAACTCAATGTAGGTTTGTGGCGGATAGAGATGGGTACTCTATTGCGTACCTCACGTACTACAAACAAGTATGTGCCAATCTACATTACACAAGAGATTGATGATTCCCGTAGACCGGAGCGCGTCTACATTAAGAACGACCTTACTGGCCGTGAGCCTCAACCTGTCTACAACCAAATCTACGACATTACCCTTTACCAAGGCAACAACTTTGCAGTTGAGTTTGATTTTCCATTTGACCTTACTGGGTATAACGTGGCCGCACAAATCCGTACCTATCCTAACGCGCCATCTCTTTATGCCACTTTTACTTGCGCTATTACCTCTACAAGTTCAACCCTTAGCAAGGTAACTATCTCCTTAACTAACTCCAATACTGAGTACATGCCTGTTCGCGCTTTTTGGGATTTGCTACTTACTTCTCAAACAGACCCTAACTACGCGCAGACGTACATCCGTGGAAACGTATTTACTTTACAGCAGGTAACGATTGTCTAATCCTTGGGACTACGATGATGATGGTGTTGTCCAAGCCATTACAGTCATTCCAAATGTCATTGGCCCTATCATTGTTGCGCCCGGAACCGGTGGCGCTAGGGGCCTTCAAGGTACAAGTGGAATTATTGGCTCCCAAGGTATTCAAGGTAACCAAGGTGTACAAGGACCAAATGCGGCTATAACTTTTTCCTCAACACCTCCAACGGCACCTTTGCTCGGAGACCGTTGGGTAGATTCTGGTTCTGGTGTTGAGTACACATGGGTATTTGATGGTGCTAACTATTGGTGGGTAGAGACAGACGCCTCTGGCTATGTTGGTGCTCAAGGGGTAACAGGTGTACAGGGACCTTTTGGTATACAGGGAGGCCTTGGCCCCCAAGGCATACAAGGAACCACAGGTGTACAAGGTCTATTTGGTATTCAAGGACTACTTGGAACCCAAGGCCCTATTGGCCTTCAAGGAGTTATTGGCACACAAGGCATAACTGGGACCCAAGGAGCCACTGGTACTCAAGGTCTTCTTGGCTTGCAAGGCCAACTTGGCGTGCAAGGTATACAAGGCACTATGGGTACTCAAGGAACTTTTGGTATACAGGGTACAACTGGCGCCGGCATTCAAGGGGCTACAGGTGTTCAAGGATTTTTTGGAGTTCAAGGAACTGCTGGAACTAGCGTAACTATCCTTGGCTCATACGCAACTTTGGCCGCATTACAACTTGCACACCCAACAGGTAACAATGGTGATGGATACATCATTGACCCTTATCTTTATGTTTGGCTTGCTGGTGCGTGGACAAATGTTGGAGTAGTTCAAGGTTCTCAAGGCGTTCAGGGAAATACTGGTTTACAAGGATTAACCGGAGCAGGGACACAAGGAATACAAGGTTTAACAGGGGCTCAAGGCCTAACCGGCACACAGGGTTTAACAGGTATTCAAGGCGTTACTGGTGCTGGTGTACAAGGCACTCAAGGAACTACTGGAACGCAGGGTTTAACAGGTACGCAGGGAAATACTGGTGCCGGTGCCCAAGGTATTCAAGGCACTTTAGGCTTACAGGGTTTACAGGGCACGGCACAATTAGGTATAGCAACCTACGTGCAGGTCTCTGCTCCTACCGTGGCCGGCGGAACGCCATACGTGTGGTGGCAGGAAACTTCTCTAGGTTCCGGAAACTACACACTATGGATTGCGGACGGTACATAAATGCCTTTAGTAAACCAGTTCGGTAACCTAGCACTAGACACGTCTATTGCTACTAACACGGCTGCCACTAACGCGCAAACTCCGCTTTTACAGACTTTACAGCGCATTGCTCAATTACTGAAGCCTCTTGGAGTTGTAACGGGCGGTGGTTCAAACCGCCTTAACGTAGACGTTAACGCGATTACAACACTTCCAACCTTGTCCAACGTCACCACGGTATCTACCGTCACCACAGTATCTACCGTCTCAACAATGACAAACCAAGCACAGTTGGGTGGCGTCAACGCTTTTGCTCAAATCCACGACATAAGCCGTGCTGGGTATAACCAAGCAATAAGAGGAAAGATAAGTTAAATGGCTAATACGTTATCAAACCAACTTGACCTTCCTTTTTGGGAACTTCTTAACCAAGCCCCTGTAGCCTCTTCTGCGCTTTCTGCTGTTTCTACTACTGAGTCTGGTATGGATAGGTACATTTACTATTACAACTCCACAACTCTTTATCGCTATGACACCTACAAAGACACGTGGCAGCAACTTGCCAACAGCCCCGCCGCGGCTTCAACTATCGTTGGAATTACACACACCCAACGCCGTGGAACTCATGGCCGTGTTCTAGCAGTACCGGCCGCAGTAACAGCAACAGTTACAGCGGCAACAGCAAGCGGAACTACTAGCGCCACGTACACTGCTACAAATACATTCTCTGTTGGACAGTACGTTGCTGTAACAGGAACAACCTCTAGCGTGGGTTCTTTTAACCTAGTTGGGTACGTTACGGCCGCAACAGGTTCCCAATTTACGATTGCAACTACTGTTACCGCTGGTTCTACTTATACATCTGGAGGAACTGCTACAGTCACTTCATTGACTATTGGCGGCCTGCGTTTGCAAAACCTTCAAGGTGAAACTTTGAGTTTTGAGTACGGAACTGGGCAAGGCCAATCGTTTACTATTGGAACAGTAACAGACACGATTGCAGACTCTGGAGTTATTACCGGAACAACGACCTCTACTCTTGTTGATTCTACTAAAAAGTGGCGTTATAACCAATGGGCTGGTTACACCGTTGGCATTACGTTTGGCACAGATGCCACTCAATACCGTCGTGTTATCTATAACGATACGACAACTCTTTACATTTCTGATTACAACCTTCAACCCCATGACCCTTGGGGCCAACAGGTATTTACAGCAACAGCGCCTTACGCACTTCCAGTAACAACTGCTGGTTCTCAGACTCATTACACAATCTCTTCCCAGACAGTAACTTTAAGCGCACCTTTCTCTATTACTCCCGATACATCTACATTTTGGACTACTAGAACAGGTGGCCTATACATGGTCACTTCTGCGGCCGCTACTCCATTCTTTAACTTTTATTACTACGACATTGCTAACGACCAATGGGCACAGAAAACAACGCCACAAACCTACCTTTTGGCTGCTCTTGCTGGTGACCAAGTTCTTGAACGTACAGGTAACGTATTGGCATCACCTTTGGTCTCCAAAGTAGGAGCCATCACTACTACAGCAAAAACTCTTACGGATGCTGGCCTTGCCCTAACTAATGACAGGTATGCAAACCACACTATCCAAATTACTGGTGACTCCACAACACCTGCCGCTATTGGACAAAAGCGCCGTATTGTTGCTCACTCTGCAACTACTTTTACAGTAACTCCCGCATGGACAACTACCCCGTCCACTAACGCTACTTACTCTGTCTTGCCTAACCTTGATAAAGTTTGGTTTATTCCGGGCAATAACTCTGGAATGTTTCAGTACGACGCAGTTACAGATAACTGGGCGCCTGCTGAAATTTTTGACCAAGGAGTCGCAACTAACATCTCTGCCACCCTTAACGGCTGGGCCCCTATTGGCGTTACATCTATTACAAGAATTGCATCAGGAGTAGTTTCAGTTAACCCTACTCCCGTAGCCGCAGGCTCAGGCTATGTAATTGGCGACATACTTACTCTATCTACTGGTGGTGCTGGTGCTCAAGTAATTGTTACCAGCGTTACTTCTGCCGGAGCAGTTAACTCAGTAACTCTTATTAACTCTGGAACAACTACCGGCTACACCGTAACAACATCCGCAACAACTGGTGGAACTGGTACTGCTTGCACTATTTCAATTACTGCTATTGGCCCAACTGCAAACGTAGTCACCGCATCTAACCATTTCTTTAAGTCTGGTGACTCTGTAACTATTGCCGGTTGTGCAACAGATACAACCTTTAACGCGGCCTTTACTGTTATTGGGCCTTCTGCTGTTAGCACTTTTAGCATCTCAGCGCCCTCTTCTACCGCAAGCCCAACAGCCACATCTTCTCAAGGAACAACTACGCTTGTAGATGCTTCTAAAAACTGGACTACTAATGAGCATGTCGGTCGTTTGGTAGCAATCTTTGTCTCTGGTATTAACCCAACAACTCAGGTTTCTTGGATTACGGCTAATACGGCAACGACGCTAACCCTTGCTTCTACAATTACCGCGGCCGTTAACGGAACTTCTAAGTATGTTCTTCACGATGCCAAATTGTTTGGTACGGATGACATGCTTAAAACTGCTGGAAAGCAGTACAACGGGTGGGCAACAAGCGGCTCTACAACTACGCTTGTAGATTCAACAAAGTCATGGACTCCCGGACAATGGGTTGGTCATTACTTTAAGATTGAAGCAGGAACTGGTTATGCAGTTTCTTCTACACGTATTGCTATTACAGCCAACGACGCCACATCCCTTACTTTTGCTACCCAATCGTTTACGCCAGACACAACAACTAAGTACGAAATTGCTGACTCATGGGGGCTTGTAACAACTGGCACATCTACTACAGTATTTACTGATACTGCCCACAACTGGCCTGTAAACATTTATGCCGGTAAGCGCCTGCGCTTTACGGCAGGAACCGTTGACGTAGGGTATGAGAACACGATAACCAGCAACACCGTTAACACTATTACTCTTGGTACAGCGGCAGCCTCTACTCCTGTAGCAACAACGTCGGCGTATTGCATTATTGGTGCTCCTGCTCGTGTAACTGGAATTGAAATGCTATGGAACTGGGGCTCTACCGATACTGCCAAGACCGCTAGGTATTTTTATTCTCCGCGTGGTGGCGCTACTAACGGCGCTATTGACATTTACGACATACCTTCTGGTAAGTGGATTCTTGCGCCAATGACCCGTTCTCAATCAGAACTTTGGCAGTTAGGTTCTGCTTACGCCTACGATGGCGCGGACACTATTTACTTAACCCGTACTGCATCCGGTGCTGTTGTTCGTGTTTTTCGTTATGACTTAAATGCACAACAAATAAATGGAGCCGCTACTACTACCATGCTTTCTGCTGGAGCAACTGCTGGAAATAAAATGGCCCTTATTAACACTGCAACAGGAAACAAGTTCTTATACGTCCTTCAAGATACAGGAACGCAGTTCACTAGAGCCTTAGTCTGGTAACTAAATGGCTATACAGTTTCCAACGTCTCCTACCCCCGGCCAGTCGTATACCTATGGTACGCGCACATGGCAATGGACAGGGGTTGCTTGGATTGCCACGACAACTACTTATGGTCCTCAAGGAACAACGGGCACTCAAGGAACACAAGGCACTCTTGGATTACAGGGTGCTCAAGGACCTATTGGCCCACAAGGGGTAACTGGAGTCCAAGGCACAGTTGGTGCTCAAGGTACTACAGGCACTCAAGGACTTCTTGGTCCTCAAGGAACAACGGGCACTCAAGGAACACAAGGCACTCTTGGATTACAGGGTGCTACCGGTACTCAAGGCTTAACTGGAGCCCAAGGACTTACAGGAATCCAAGGCACCTTTGGTAATCAAGGCCTTACTGGGTCACAGGGAACAACAGGAACTCAGGGTGTAACAGGCACACAGGGGTTAACCGGCGCGCAGGGAACGCAAGGGTTGCAGGGGACACTTGGCTCTCAAGGCGTTCAAGGTACCGCCAGCGATAAGTATGCAACTACTTCTACAACGTCATTTGCTCTTACAACTGGTGGCTCGACAACTATCACTATCGGTACCAACCTCAACTACTCTGTTGGCCAAAACATTGTTGTTGCGGCCGACGGCTCTCACATTGTCTACGGAACAGTAACTGCTTACACACCGGGTACTGGTTCTATTACATTTACTAATGACCGAAGTGTTGGAACTGGTACTTTCTCTTCTTGGTCAGTAAACCTAGACGGTGCCGTTGGTATTCAAGGAACCTCTGGCCTTCAAGGAACTAATGGAACGCAAGGCACAACAGGTACCCAAGGTTTAACAGGAACGCAAGGCTTAACTGGAGCCCAAGGTCTTACGGGAACGCAAGGTACGACTGGTGCTCAAGGAGCAACGGGCCCACAAGGCGTCACGGGTATTCAAGGTTTAACTGGTATTCAAGGTACTCAAGGAACAACTGGCCTTCAAGGTTTAACAGGAACGCAAGGAACCACTGGCACGCAAGGAGCAACTGGAGCACAAGGAGCAACTGGAGCACAAGGTACAACTGGTACTACAGGTGCTCAAGGAGCAACTGGAACTCAAGGAGCAACTGGAACTCAGGGAGCAACTGGTAGCCAAGGAGCAACTGGAACTACTGGAACTCAAGGAGCAACTGGCCTTCAAGGTTTAACAGGAACGCAAGGTACTATTGGTACACAAGGTGTTCAAGGGATAGTTGGAAGCGCTACGGCATTTTCATCTATAAATGCTCAAGTAGGAACCTCTTACACCCCTGTACTTGGAGACTCTACTACACTTCAAACTTTTAATAACGCATCTGCAATTTCTGTGACAATTCCCACTAATGCCACTGTTTCGTACACAGTTGGTACTCAACTTAATTTTGCTTGGGTTACTGGTGCTGGACAAGTAACTATAAGTGCTGTGACTCCTGCAACAACTACCATAATATCTACAGCCTCCACTTCCGCCAGCCCCAAACTACGAACTGTTAACTCTGTGGCTACCGCATTAAAACTTGCTACCGATACTTGGTTGATTACTGGGGATATAGTCTAATGCCTATCGCTGGAGTAATCGCCTCATCTAACCAGCAGGCTAGAGCCGCATCGTTCTACCAAATCCAGCAACTATCTCCCTCTGCCGTTTCCACCGTCACCTTCTCTAGTATCCCTTCCACCTACAAATCCTTACAGGTGCGGTTTAACTTGGTGTGCACAAGTGCAGGAGCAAATTTTCAGACTCAATTTAATGGTGATTCCTCATCGGCAAATTATGTATCTCATAGGCTTTATGGGGATGGAGGCTCAACGGTTGCTGGTGGTTTCGCTTCGGGAGTTTTTGGTTATGTGCTCCAATTTGCTAATGGAGCAGTAATTACCTACCCAACCGTAGGAATTATGGATGTTATTGACTATGCCAATACCAACAAAAACAAAACTGTTAAATCGTTAATGGGTGCAAATCAAAATACCTCAACAGGAAATGTTCAACTTAATTCTGGTCTTTGGCTATCAACTGCCGCAATTAACTCTCTAACTTTTGCGGTTTCTGCTGGAACCTTCACAGGCACTATCTCACTTTACGGAGTTAACTAATGGCTACCGCTACCTATACTCCAATCGCCACTCAAACCCTTGGCTCTGCTGCCGCCTCTATCACCTTCTCATCAATCCCCGGCACCTATACGGATTTGAGGTTGGTGCTGACAGGGACAACGGCAAGTGCGGCGGATTTAGCAATTCAATACAACGCCGATACGGGCACCAATTACTCGGGTACATTTTTATCGGGAATCGGGTCCTCCGTTAACTCAACCAATAATGGCCCATCGGCATCAAACATTTTACTTCAAAGTCAAGGTGTGTCTTCAACAACGGTTCCGATATTAGACACGGTGGATATTTTTTCTTATGCAGGTTCAACCAACAAAACTTGTTTAATTACCGCTTCTACCGATACCAACGGCGCGGGGGCAGTCGAATTGGCGATTGGGTTATGGCGATCAACCGCAGCAATTACTTCTATCAAGATTTTTGGTAATGGTGGAGTAAATCTTTCAACTGGCACAATCGCAACGCTTTGGGGGATTTAGGAAAATGGCTAACGCAACAATGACCCTCATCTCATCTCAGACCCTTGGCGGTACAACCGCCAGCGTAACTTTCTCCTCGATTCCCACCTCGTATAACGACTTGAAGTTGGTTGTAAGTGCGAGGGGGGATAACGCGGCGTATCCAGTCGCGGTAAAAATTGCGATTAACGGAGATTCGGCGACCAACTATTCCTATACAAACCTGCTCGGCAATTCGTCAGCGGCTTCATCCACTAGAGCCTCAAGTGCTACCTCTGACTTGATAGTGAACATGGACGGCGCAAGTGCTACGGCTTCAACTTTCGGAGCGTGGGAAATCTACATACCGAACTACAACTCAACGGGCAGCAAGCCGTTCTTTGGAATTGATGTGATTGAAACAAGTGACACGACAGCGGCTCATGCTGAGATTCAAGCAAATGCTCATCTTTACAGAGGCGCAAGTGGAATCACCTCAATCGTCTTAACGCCTAACTCTGGCAACTTTGTTCAGTACAGCAATTTTTATTTATACGGTATCAAAAACTCATAAGGAGAAAACAAATGGCAGATGTAATTGAAGTAAATTGCGAAACAGGCGAAGTAGTAACTCGCCCGCAGACGGCTGAGGAGATTGCGGCTCAAGAGGCTAGTGCGGCTCAAGCACAAGCAGAGGCAGATGCCAAAGCGGCTGCAGATGCAGTGGCAGCGGCACAACTTGCCGCTACCAATCAGAAGTTGTTGGCGTTGGGTCTAACTCAGACCGACATTGACACGCTTCTCAACGCAGCAAAGGCCTAATTAACTTTTAAGGAGACAACGTGACTGACAGTTTTCAACACATCTCGGAACGTCCCGTTGTTCCCGTTGGCCTACCAGCCTCTCTATACACAGGAGCAACAGTTGCAGGTGGTGGTGGGGGGTCTCCTGTCCTTCTTGAATTAGAAGGTGATTATCTTCTATCATCTCTAATTACCTCAATAGCAATTCAAGGACAAGCATCAACCTCAAATACTACGGGAGACATTTATCTTTACGGAGCAAACTAACGCACCCAAAGCATACCTACATCTGCTGTAGGCCTTAGCCCTGCTTCTTTCCAGTCTCCTGCAATCCAATCGGGGGCTTGAGCGAAAAGTTGAATTTCTAGAAAGTCTACGGTCTCTAAAGACACCCATAAATTCTCTGGAGGCTCTTGAAGATGCGTCTCTATAAACCTAAGGCAATACTCTGTATAACCTAACTCTCTTAAGTACTTAAGTTGTGCAATGTGCTCTTCTAAAGTCTCGTAAGTCCACTCAAAAGTTACAACACCATACTTTTTGGTCATGCCCCTAAAGACGTTCCACTCAGCGCCCTCTACATCTATCTTAATAAGGTCTGGGATTCCGTACTTCTCTACAAGAGTATCTATAGTGATAGTTGTAGCCTGTCTAGTTCTAAAGGGTTTGCCGTTATAAGGCATACCTTCTTTAGTTAGCCACTCTCGGTTAATAGAGGAAAGGCCATCTTCTTCCGCCTCATAGAACTCAATCTGTTGGTAGTCCGTATCTGATACTGCGTACTTAAGAGTGGTTACTCTAGAGTTGTACATGTAGTTTTTGGCTAGTTCAGAGTAGATTCGTCCGGGCTCAATAGCCACGACATCATAACCTTTATTAAGCCCAGCCCATGTGGCGTCCCCACGGTTAGCACCAATGTCAAATAAGAGCAAGGTTGTCCTCCACTGACTTTCGGTATTCCGGTGTTAAGTCTTTACTTAGTAGTTGATTAAAGAGCCATCTAGACTCCTCCCTGCGACCAATCCACCACCCAGACACAGCCTGCTCATACTCTAAGGAGTAGTCCTCAAACTCTAAGCCGTAAGCGTAAAGTACAGAGCGCTTTTTTGTTTTACCAAGCACTGCAAAAGTATAAGCCTCTTGCCAGTTCGCGTTCTTCCTATGAAAACGGGCTAACCAAAAATAAGCCTCTGGTCGCTCTGGGTTATAGGCTAACGCTTGAAGAAGAGCGTTCTTAACGCTAATAAGCCTATTGTTTTGGGCATCAAAGCATTTGGCAAGACGGAGTAAAGAGGCGTATACAAACTCTGGGTGAGAGTCTTTTCCAAACTCTATCGTTCGTAAATAAAAAGAAACTGCACTAGCCAACTGCCCTGCCTTAAAGTACTCCTCGGCAACAACAAAATTATTGTGGGGGGAAAAAGGCTCAAAGGCAAGATAAGTTAAAAGTTCATCAAGCATTGAGCGCCTCCACAATTAACTGCTCAATAACCGCCTTAGGTACTCGTAAAATAAAAGCGGCATTATCTTGAAACCCAAACGATACAAGAGCATCTTCGCCTTGTTTTGCAAGTCCTACACAAAACTCTATAAGGCCGTCAAGAAATGTAAATTGGTTAGAGACCCCCACAAGGTTAAGGTCATCGTCCCAGACACAAAGCCTGTGTTTATAGACGCCATTTTTTTGCTTAAGGTAGTTAGGCGTAAGGTCTACATCATGCACAATAGAAAGGTAATGCTTACCCCACCTAATTAACTGAGTGCCTCCACGCAAGTCTTTATCTGGTTGAACCCCTTGCTTTAGTGAAATTTGTGTAGTCTCATCTTTGTCTGGAAAGGCTTGCACAATCTCCACGGGGCTATGCCACTTAATAAATGTAAAAGGCCTGTCTAATACGGGCACCCAATTCTTTTCACAGTAGGAATCGTCTGGGCTAGGGGCTTTAGTTCTTTTTCTCGCTACTTCTCTAGCAGACCAATTCTTTTTGTCTAGTGCAAGAGTTGTGTATTCCATACGACCAACTCCATTATGAGTCGTGTCTCTACGTACCCCAATTAAGTAATAGACACCACCCCACTGCACAAGGCGGGCATCTTCTAGTCCATGAAAATCCCACATGGGGGTATGAAGGTTAAGCATCTCTACCTTTGTGCAGTCTGTGATTTTTAAGCCCGCATCTAACCGCACTAGGTAATTCTCTGTTACTAGGCGCTGGTCATTCTCAGGATGAAGGTAGGAGAGTGGGCCCCAAGCCGAGGGAAAGAGTTGCGCCCCCTCTGAATGGCAAAGGATGTAATTCACTACTCGGACATTTACAAGTATTTCCCCGTCGTTATCTATAAAGACGCTGGGGTTCATTCCCCCAAAGGTTCCCGGTATTGCTAAAGGGGAAAGTTGGCCACCATGCTCTACTGAGTACTGAACCAAGTTCATGGCCGCCAGTTTACCAGTACAGATGCTGGCTTCTTCTCTATCCTTTACATAGCAGTTGATTGCTCTACTTACTGGAGGCCCTTCCTTGGCGACATACCCCGGCGGATTAGTGGCCTTCAGTACCCATGTAAATACAACAGAAATCATTGATGCCAGCCACCCTAACAACATTCAGGGTGAGGTTTTGGCTATTGAAACCGCAGTCGGAATAACCCCATCTCTAGCCACGGCGGCCACAGCCGCTGGTTGGGCTAACACGGCAACCGATTACGGAACCGTTACTGGACGCTTGGCCAACATTGAAAAGGGCATTGTGGCCGACAGTCATACCCAGTATCTTCGTAAGGCCTCTGATGGCGCCAACACCATTACTCCCGCCGCGGCCGCAAACGTAGGTCTTGGAGTTACTGCCACATCTGGGCAGACAGCCAATCTAACTGAATGGCGCAATTCTTCTGGAACTTTGGTCAGTTACATAAATGCCTCAGGCCAATTTGTAGGCTCAGGCGTCACTTTTGCTAACGCCACACTTAACTCCCCTACCCTGCTTTCCCCACAAGAACCGACTACATACTCGGCTACGGCCGCCACCGGAACTATTAACTTTGACGTTTTAACCCAAGCAATTCTAAAGTACACAACCAACGCCTCTGCTAACTTTGTTCTTAATGTTCGTGGTAACGGCAGCACTACTTTTAATTCTACATTAGCAACCGGTAGCGCCCTTACCTTTGTTTTTATGAACACCAATGGCTCAACCCCTTACTACATGACTTCTTTAAGCATTGACGGCGTTTCGCAAACTCTTAAATGGTCAGGTGGAGTAGCCCCTACTTCTGGTAGCGCAACCGCTACCGACGTCTACACAATTACTATTATTAAAACAGCCTCGGCTACTTATGATTTGTATGCCTCGTTTACTAAGTTTGCATAATGCCTCTGCTATCAACTTGGGCAGGAGCAACGGCCCGCGTTTTTAAAGTTGCTTCGGTATTTATAGTTAATGCTGTAACGGACACCTTCACCAGAACCACAGCATCTAATTTAGGAACGGCCGATTCAGGACAAACATGGAATGGGATTAAAGGGACGTGGACGGCCAATGGCGCACAGGCCACTAGTGCAGACGCCGGAAGCAATTACTCAATAGCCTCTGTTCCTTTTAAAACTACCGGAACTATTAGTGCCACAGTGTCCGAGGGGACTGGCGTGGCATGGTGGGTTTCTGACGCCAATAACTGGTACGCAACAGTGCCATACAACACCTCAAGCACTTATAGTTGCGGATGCGGGACTTGCCCGGCCGCGTGCGGAGCAGACTGTACTAACTGTGGGTGTCAGACTAGAAATAGTTGCGTTGACATCTCTTGTGGGTGTGCGACTTATGGAGCATGTAGTTCAGGGTACTTGTACAACGGAGCCTGCTATTCCGGACCAGTTGGTACTGGATACATTATTGGAGCACCTCCGTGCACAAGTTATAACTCCTGTCCAAACGCCAACTGCTCCTGCGCTGTCTGCAACTCATGTAACAGTTTTGCATGTGGTTCTTACTCTTGTGGGTGCGGTTCTTGCACGTCGTATTACTACTACATGCGAATGTACAAAAATGTTTCAGGAACAGTGTCTACAGTAATTTCAGACACCGCTTTATCCGCGGCCGCTGCCTCAATAAAAATAGCGATTGTTGGTGGGACAATCACTCAAACCGCCTACTCTGATGCGTCCTTAACCACACAAGTAGGTACGTCTAGTACCACTCCTTCCTCTCCCACAACAGCGCCGTATGTTGGTATCATTAAGACTCCCGGAGGTTTAACTCAGGGAACCACCGTAGATAATTTCTCGGCATCCTAAGGAGATTCTATGACCGACCCCTATAGCCGACCCGCTCGTCCTTGGGACTTGTTTAATAAAGAACTTGGCCGAGTAGCCACAGACGTTGCTCAAGAAAGACTTGCTATTTGCAAAGAGTGCCCTTTTCTACTTCCTACTGGCAACTGCTCTAAGTGTGGTTGTTTTATGTCAGCCAAGGTAAAACTACCAAATGCAGAGTGCCCAGAGCATAAATGGGGACAAGTAAGAATTAACTTCAAAGGAGACATTTAATGGCCGACCAACCAGTTCTTCCACCTAACAAAATTGCTTTTGTTTTAGACGGGGTAGTGCAAGACGTTCTGCATACAGATGACCGTTTAGCGGCTATTTTGCTTAGTAATCCCACAATCGTAGACGCCACTAAGCAATACGTAAATCAAGTAGACGGGTTTAATGTAGTGCAGTGGGGNTACAAAGATGGGGAATTTATCCCCGCTGAAACGCCAGTAGTTATTCAGCCAACTCCNGAGGNNTAAATGTCNCGCGCCTATACGCCCGGAGGCAGGTTCTCCTCAGACTTTGAGACAAAAGAAATCTGGAAGGGTGTTACTGACGACCTCACTAACCCCGTGGGCACTACGGCGCTTTGGTACATCTATGATGCTGTACATACGGAAATAGACCCACTCTTTGATGTAGGCGACTCTATCTTGCTAAATGATTCCAGCGGAAAAGTCTGGACTGGTCCTTTTAAGATTCCAGTCATTAGGTCGGTTATTAAACAAGGTGACACCAAGATTAGCCAGCAAGGTTTTTATGGCGCTGACTATCTACACATGACTATCAATGCCCTAGACATTGAGAAGATTGCCCCCGGAACTATGCTGGACCCAGATAACCGAGACAGGGACCGAGTGGTNTGGAAGAACCAAATTTGGCGCCCTTTCCAGACACAACAGGCAGGCATTATCTCCGAAACTTTTGTTCTTCTTAGCGTAGACTTAACTCAGGTAATGCCTGA